ACCACTCCGACAACGACCACCACTCCGACAACGACAACCACTCCGACAACGACAACCACTCCGACAACGACAACCACTCCGACAACGACCACCACTCCAACAACGACCACCACTCCGACAACGACACCGACACCGACACCGACAACCACTCCGACAACGACAACCACTCCGACAACGACAACCACTCCGACAACGACAACCACTCCGACAACGAGCACCACTCCAACAACGACAACCACTCCGACAACGACCACCACTCCAACAACGACCACCACTCCGACAACGACCACCACTCCGACAACGACACCGACACCGACACCGACACCGACACCGACACCGACAACGAATCCTGATATGGATGTGGAAGAAACCACCGAATTACAAAACAATCCTCCAGAACTGTTTGAGGGTGATATTGAGGGTGATAATGGTGAGGGCGAGGATGTGACTTTTATTAATAAGACGGTTACAATCTCGGATAATGGAACCATAGTCATAAATTAGTAGAGCCATCCGGCGCCTCTCCTTAGGTGAGTATGTTTAATGCCTGTCGGGAGGGCATTAAACATATACTTATCTATCATTACGTTTAAAATAAATGTCTACAAACACCACAATTGAAATAAGAAAAACAGCAAACGCGTTAAACACGCTTCCCGAACTGGTAAAAAATGGTAAAGCGGTTGTAACATTTGATGATACGTCGTCCGTAAGCTTAGCCTCATCAGAGGTGAGGGTAGGCAAAGGAAAACTAAAATTGGGTGACGGTGTTGAATGGAATGATTTTCCCAAAGATGACATTTTCTTTAAAGAATTGTACATAATTGCCAAGATTCAAACCATAATTGATGACTTTGGTGGACAAATCAGCGACGAACAGGCCAAAAACTATGCTCTTGTATCTCTCGAAACCGAATTCGGCGGGTCGGTTGACGAAATCGTATGGAGTAGGAGATTCACCATTATTGACGATTTTGCACGATTGCTGCGTCAAAACAAACAAACATTAAAAAAGGATGTGCAAAACATAAACGCGTGGAACCTCGTACAACCAACTTTCTCCACCACATCTTTCATCATTAGTCGAATCAACCATGAAACTTTAATACCCAACACACGCCGTCTCAACGAAATAGACGTATTCGACTCTATTCAAATGAATAATGTCGTTATTGCATGTTTTTATAAAGATATGATTAAATATAACCTTAGTTACAAAATATCAATTGATGAATATTTAAATCGTCGTGATAAGTTAATGGGTATGTCGGGTCGTAGAGGTCGTATAAAAAAGGGTTCTGCGGAGATTATTAGAGTAATGTTTAATTCGTCTTTATTATATGATGAGAGTGACCAATCGTCGCCGGCCATTGGCCGTCATAGGCGGAAATATCAGATATCCGTGATCACCGTGACAAAGAAAGTCATCCAGTTCGCGGTGGAAGCGGTTATAGACGACCGTACTGTACCCGAGACGCTGAGGCGTAGCTTGCCCGACGTGTTCGTTCCGACTGGAGAAGATCAGACATTGGACTACTATTATGGGTCTTACACTGCGGCGATCAAGGTGCCGACGTTCGTTCTGAAAGAAATGCTTACAAACGATGCAAACGTGTTTAGGGTATGTTTTATCAACGAAAGCGCGTTGATCAACACTAGTCGGTCGTATTTGAACATGTTTCTGAAGGGCGATGAAGTGTCTATTGCTGTAAATGAGCGGTTGACAGGCACTTTGATTAAATTAAGGCGTGTGAGAGGAGGATCTGATCTCGATGTTCGCATAGGGGCGTTAATGTCGACGATAAATAAGATTCTTCAGTATGGAACTACGAAAATCGAAAGCACTTTGGATTACTACCGACAATACATGGTTGTGCAAGCACCCGACTTGGAGATTGAAGAAGAGCGTGAGAATCGCGAGATTCCGTTGAAGAAACAAGCACCCGACATTTTTCTATCCAACTACACCCGATCGTGTAGTAAACCACCTGTAATTGTAGAAGAGACATCGCTTGGAGGCGAGGGTGAGGGGTTGATGACCGGTTTGAGTAGTGACGGGCTTGCAATGAGATTTCCGATCCGCGACGAATCTGAAAGTAAAGTGTACATGTGTCCTTATCCAAAATACAAATATCCGGGGTTGAGGAAGAATACGAAGTTACCTAACAAAGACGTGTTTCCGTTTATCCCGTGTTGTTATAAAAAACCGCAACGTGGCAATCGCAACGTTAAGGCGTACTTTAACCAACAAGAATTTGAACAAAGGATCAACTCGGGCGAAATTGGAAAAAGCATCCGAATTTTGGGACCTAAAAGAATTGGCTCCTTACCTCCCAAAATCGATAAGTTGCTTCATTACTCCACTAGCACCAAGTTCTACCGCTACGGCTTCGCAACTTCCACCCACAGCTGTCTCGACATTCTCAACATGGCGACTGGGAACAAACAAAGTATCACCGACATCCGAAAAATGCTCTCCGAACGGGCGGCTTTGTGCCGTGCGGAATGCGCTTCCGCGAAACCGCAAGAAATTGCCGAACGCATCTTAAACCCCAAAACCTACATCAGTCCCAAGCTTTTCAAAAACGCTTTAGAAGACTACTACCAAGTCTCGTACATCCTCTTTTCCATGACCAACGACGATTTCAGCGTTTACCCCGGGCGTTTTGCTCGGTTCGTTTGTCCGCTAAAACAGAAAGTCTTGTTCATGGTGGAGCATGAAGAGTCTGAGCATGTAGAGTTGGTAATAGACGAAAATATGTTGGATTATGTGAATAGATATGGGAAAAGGCCTATTTTCCTGATGGAAAGGGCTGATGGGCTGATAAAGAAGATTTTCTCCATTTTCAAAGAACGTTTTAAATACGGTTTATTTGACACACAGTTGAAAATTATCAAAGCAATCGATTTCGCGACATATCCTTGGGAACGTATCGCCGGCAACGGAAGAATTGTTAAGGATGTTGACCCGGTAGCACAATATCTTGATCGCTACGGACAAACACGCATTGTACAATTTATAGACCGAAATCAAGACATTTCCACAGACGCATTCGATCCGATACCATGTCTCAACGCGCCAGTTAAACCTATTGATTACTTCCAAAGTTCGAATCTCCAAGTTTTAAATCAAGTTCAAAATGTGAACGCTCGGATCTACGACTCTTTTAACTCCAAGCAGCGCCTGGCTGAGTACATCCTCTGGGCGGCGTGTCACGTGTACTCCAAGAATTACTTTGCGGGTCAAGTCTCTTCAGTAGAGGATTGGGTTGCTAGGTACACACGTGTCGTCGAAGGTTTCAGTTACGCCGGAGTCGAAATCAGATCGAGATTTAGGGTCGAGCAGTTGAAGGTAGACGGGAAGTTTGTTTTTGATTCACTACAACTTCGGGAAAGGGTCGCGTTCTCAATCAGTCTCTTAAGCAAAATCAGCTTAAAGTTGTATGAAGATGACTTTTACCATCGGTTTTATCTAAATATCGAAAACTTTAAACTCGATTATCCCACACAAATCGCCTTATCGTTGAAAGAGTACTATCAAAGAACCAAGGAATCGTTTAACTTAAACATCCTCTCCACTCAGAACGTTCGCTATCTAAAGACTAACACTCTTTACTTCATTAAAGAGCTGTGGGGACTTTTTAGCTCAAACACATGTGTATTTCTACCGTCTTTCGAGACTATGATTGCTTTCGCCAACAAACAACTCGCATTCCCCGTTGTAGTCGATCAAACACTCATCAACGTCTACGTTATCCACCCGCCTCAAAAGGCGGCTTTCACAAAAATAGACACTTATTCGTTTGGTCGAACACAACCTCCAATCAACGCTTTATTCATAAATATAAATTATATTTGGTTTTATGGTTTGATCCTAGGATCAATGGACAATGTCCATTAAATTGTTTGTGGATCATTTGATCGACGCGATCAGTACATTTGTGGGACCGGATTCGGATATAATAAATGACTTTCCACGATATCCATCAACTAAAGAACGTAAAAGCTTACGGAGAACCTTTTCTTATCAACGATTTGGATTATCTGAAGGACGACACGTTTTTACCTGTTTTAAAACCGCGCGAAATGTGCGGCGCGGGCGTAGGATGGATCTCAAAGGACTCCACTACTCTTGACGCGCAGAAGGCGACGCGCATGTGTTTGGACACGGTTCCCAAGAATTCGTACATAAAGGACTATTGGTCTATCTACGACAAAGATTTCAACGGCAACCTATACAAATCCGTATATTACTATCGAGAAGACTTACCGGGACAGATTCAATACTACGTCGACCCCGAAATGACCAACCCATTCTTCCCCCCCCTCTTTCCCCCCAACACCAAAACCCTCGGCGCTATCTACATTGACCCTATGAACAACCTTCAATACGATTTTAGAAGGTCTAACGGTTCCTGTGGCCCCACCCAACCATTGGATTGCTCAGATTGTGGTATAGCAGAATTTCGGGACTCTCAAGGTCATAGGGAAGATATACTGGCCGCGATTATGCGTCCTCGAAACAGACGTGAATATGAGCCCGTACATTTTAATTTTTCAACTAGATATTTTAATCAAAAATCTTCTTAAAAATCCAATTTTTTAATGGTTGAACAACCATTAAAATTTTTTTTAAGCCTCCGGTATATTTTCAATTAGTCCATGGATAGGTTAATCTTTTTTTCGAAAAGATGGGATATAAGAACAGTGGTGCCGCAATGTTTGTAAGTAAGGTTGTTGGAGCGAAACTGGTCAATGGTGAGGTTGCCGCCATATGCCTCCAACAATCTGTAGTCATTTGCTGGAGTAATGGGTGATGTGATATTGAGCATAGCGTGTAAGAGACGTTCTGAATCTTCGTACTTGGATCCTCCGGCGGCGTTTCGAGCATGTCTGATGAATGCAAGACAGCATTGAGGAGAGCAGAAGATACAGTCCACTTCGTAATATGCGTTAGTGACTTCTGATACGTTTTTAAGATGTGAAATGTCTTTGGATTCGGGAATGTTTTCTTTAATCACGTATACACTTGTGGTGACGTCGTTTTTCGTTTTAAACTCGACTTGGTTTGTTTTAGCTACTTGTCGCTGTCTGTAGAAGATGGGGCAATAGACGGGGGAGTTATCAAAAGTATGGTGGTCCCAGTAACAACGTATAGTCCTGTTTCTGCCTGATGAACTCGAGTATGCCCACAACTCTTTTGAATGTTTGATCTCGTCGTGTATCTTGATCTTCTCTTGAACCTCTGCTCCGTACGCGCTTCGCAACTTTTTTCTGTCCACATCCGACAAATCCACCTTCGACGAGCGCGAACCATCCGACAAATCCACCTTTGACGAGCGCGAACCATCCGACAAATCCACCTTTGACGAGCGCGAACCATCCGACAAATCCACCTTCGACGAGCGCGAACCATCCGACAAATCCACCTTTGACGAGCGCGAACCATCCGATACATTGCCTGGAGGGCGATTTAGCCTCTTCGCCTTAGGCGAGGCCTTTTTGGGGTGTGTCACCTTCGATGAATTTCGACCGGAGATCGCTTGGGATGGTGTGGGCTGATCTTCTTCGATCGAATCTTTCTGATGTGTTGTTTTAGAAGTAGACGTCATCTTTTTTTAAGAATTTATTGTATTCAAAAATTCATTTTCTAAACCTTCCAAGCTTAGACCCTTGTGGGAGAGTTGATTTGAATTTGTTTAAGTTGTTCTACAAGATCTTTTTTGACTTTCTCAGCTGCTTGTGCATTTAGGAGGTTTATAGTTTCTTGGTTGAGAGTAGTTTGTTTAGAGTGTGCGGCAGGTGCCTTTTTCCAATCATTGACGATATGTTGTATGTCTTCAAATTCTTCGTGAGAGATTTGACCATCTGTAATAGCTTTGCTAATTTTTTGATGCAAATTATTTAATGTTGTGTTGGCAACAATAGAGAGTCGGTAGTGTTTCAACTTTTTCTCATTCAACTTGTTCTGGATCAGCTTTGCAACACCCGAGATAAGACCCACACCCGAAAAAGTAGCCGCAGAAATTAAACTTCCCACCCCAGGTATCGTTACCGCGGCTGTTCCCAATACAACGTCTGCAAGAATGAGAATATATTCCACACCACTGGTAAATGAGGCGCATCGACCATATTTTTTACATACTTTGTTACGAAATTTAATTTCGTCGTGTAAAAGTTTTTCATCGTCCATAATTTTCTTGATCCTAAAATTTGTTGAATCCGTTAACAATTCAGGATACTTGTACTCCGAGCGGTGTACAGGCGCGCTTGGAGAAAATTGAGAAGTATTCATTTATTTACTCAGTTTTTTAAACTTTTTCAACATTTACGACTACACAACTCTGATTATTCCAACACGTTCTCAAGGAGGTGTTGTAGATTAGATTTTCGCTATACTAACGAAGTAACAAGAAATAGAAAATTGGCTCTTCATCTCAATTTAGTCAAAAATAAACTATATAATAAATGAAACCCGTCATTATATTACTCTTTGCACTTAAAGCACTCT